TGGACAGAGCCACCACAGAACATTGAGCAAACCAAATTCATGCTGGAGATTGCCAGCGCAATGCTAACCAAAAGGGGCAACTGATGCTTTCACTTATTTCAACTCTTGGAGGTCTGCTGATCTCCGGTCTTCCCAAACTGCTTGAGTACTTTCAGAACAAGGCTGACCAGAAACATGAACTGGCTCTGGCTCAGATGCAAACTGAGCGCGAGCTTCAACTGGCTGCTGCTGGCTTTGCAGCACAAGCAAAGATTGAGGAAATTCGCACTGAGCAAGTATCAATGCAGACTGAAGCGCAAATGACCGAAGCCGCGCTGGAACATGACGCCAAGGTGCTGGACAAGGCTTCCGTATGGGTGTCCAATTATGTTGGCACTGTGCGACCAACAGTGACCTATATCTTTGTGTTGGAACTGGTTGCCATCAACGCATTTATGGCTGTCTACCTGTGGAATCACCCAAAACTCATTACCAGCATTGACGATGTGATTCGCTACTCCGACATCATTTTCAGTTCTGATGAAATGGCTATGCTTGGAGGCATCATCGGGTTCTGGTTCGGTAGCCGCCAGTGGAGCAAAAAGTGAAACTGAGCAAGGCAGGTGAAGACCTGATGCACAGATACGAAGGGTTTAGGAATAAGCCTTACCTATGCCCTGCCCACATCTGGACAATTGGCTACGGTCATGTCCTGTATCAAGATCAAATCAGATTGCCTGTGGTGCGTGTGCCTGATAAGCACACACCAATGATTCGTAAAGAGATGCCTTTGCAGATAGAGGATTTCCGCATTTGGAGCAAAGATGAAATCAATGCGCTATTCAGAGAAGATGTCGCAAATTTTGAACGTGGTGTTCTACGACTTGTTCCCGGCGTGGTTGGGCGTCAAGGCGCTTTTGACGCTCTTGTCTCTTTTGCCTTTAATGCAGGACTAGGAAACCTGCAACGCAGCACCATCCGAATAAAGGCCAATAGAGGCGATTGGGAGGGTGCTGCGGAGGCTTTTATGGCTTGGACTAAGGGTGGTGGCAAAGTCCTGCCCGGACTCGTTAAACGGCGTCAGGCTGAGATTGCTCTGTTTCTAGCTGAATGAGCAACTCAATGTAGTGCTTGGCTTTCTCAAGGTCAGCAATGCCGCCTTTGTCTTTGTAGCGAGTAACGTACTTCACTACATTGCCAGCACAAAAACCAAGATTGTTTGCGTGGATGTAGACAACAGGCTGGATGGCTTTGTTCTTGTAATGGTCGCCAGAGACTTGTTTGTCAAGGGCAGAAGTAGTAAGGTCAAAAATCATCACAACTCCTTAACGAACTGACCATTTTTGTTCATGTAGCCTTTGCGTGGTTCAATGACCTTGTAAGCGTTATAGAAGCATTGGCGAACATCCATATCGGTCAACACTGCTACGTTAACCAGTGTGACCACAACGTCACCAATCGCATCTGCAATTTCTTTACGGTCATTGGCAGCAACAGCAGCAAGCAACTCACCAGCTTCCTCAAGCGTTTTCTTTGCTTGGCCTAATGCTGTGCCGTTTTCATAGATGCCTCGCGCTTCTGCCCACTGCATGACCTGAAACTCTGTCATGCCAAACGATTGTGTTTCTTTCATACTGTCCATTCTCTTTCATTACGACCAGAATCGGATTTGACTGTTTTGCCAGTTAAGAACACTATGCCCATAACTTTCATTTCGTTCATGCGTCGAGCAACTTGATTGCCATCAAGACCCGTTAGTCTTGCAATGCCATCTTTGCCAAGCGGCCCGTATTCTTTCAAGCAATCGACAATGATATTCCAATGCTTTGCAGACAGTTCTTTTGCTGAATCTGCTGCTTCAAACGATGTGATGGGATCGTCTTTCCTAACCCTTGGGAAAAGGTCAAGCGGATGACCGCCAAAGAGGTCTTTTAGTTTCATGTCTTGTCCTTGTAAGGTGGGCCTTACTCGCTGCACTGGTGCGCTCTACCGGGAATCCCCAGAAGCCAGCATCCGCTTTCAGGCCCGTTAATTAAAAACAGTTGGTCGTGCAATTACTGCCGTAACAGCAGGTCGTACAAGTCACAGTACGTCCGTTAATCATATATGTGTGTGTGCTGCAAGCAGCCCAAGTCATAGTTGCAATAGTTGCAAGGCAAATACCAATAAGTGTTTTTTTCATTTCAGTTTCCTTTCATTTAATGGTCAAACGATCTTTGCGAACAATATAAGCACCAGCGACAGGCTCACCAGCAAGAATAGCATTCTTGATCTTGGTTTTGCTTGGCTCTGGTGGCTTGGGGTCGTTGCACAATTCAGGCGTAAACTTAGCACCATCCTCAATAACAACAGATTCATCACGGTCAAGATACAGCTTGACAACGAAAGACCCGTCAGCAGCCTTTATTTCGTGGATTCCAGCCGTTTTCATGTTCTCGGCAAGGTAATCCCTCAACTTCTCTGCTTTGCGCTCGTAGGCCGTTTGAAGGGCTTTAATGCGCTTGATGGCGGCTTTTGCTTGTTCAGCATCTGACTCGCAGTTAAGAACGTAGGCAGCGACAGCGTTTGCTTTGTTGCCGAGCATGACCCGGAACTCGTCAAACGCTGGCAAAGCCTCACCTGTTTCTGGGTCAAACAGGTCATCAAGTTGTTCACGAAAATCGTGAGCGAGTTGATAGAGGCTAGTCATGGTCAGAACGCAATATCGTCATCATCGCCAACAGGCGAAACTGTGTGACCAGCAGCCTTGGCAAATTCAGGGCTACGCTTGATAGCATCCTTGAGCTTGTCGTGGAAAGAATCGAACACAGCCCAATCAGGATTGTCCAAGTCAAACGTCACAACCTCGTGGATAGGTGCTGGTTTATTGGCCTTCAATGCTGTAGGCAGTGGAGTCAGATTGGCTACGTTGCTGTATGTCTTGCCGTTTGTCTCGCTGGTGGTCACGTTGACCATGCAGTACGCACCAATCAGTTTGCTGATGTCAAAGCCTTTAGCTTCCTCGTCAGTAAACTCTTTGCCGCGCCATGACTGCAAGTCCTTACGCAACGAAGACTTCTCGTTAAGCGACAAGGTGTATGACTTGCTAATGGTCATGGGCATCTCTTTACCGTCAAATTCAACGGTCAGAGGCTTGCCTTCCTCGTCCTCACCAAACAACTCCCAAGCAACACGAATTTTGTGCTGCAATTTTTCGCCATACTGACCAGACGACAACTGTGTGCCAAGGTCAATTAACGAATAGCAACGACCAACATGAACGCCAGAAGGCACTCGTTTGAAGTTACCACCACCACTATCCGAAGCTACAAAGCCCATTTCATTCTCCTAAAAAAAACAGCCATTAAATAGGTTGGCTGAACACCTTAACTTTTACGATTGATTGGTTTGGCAAGCAGCCATCTGTCGCCAAGAATTCTGATGGATTTGATCCACTGTCGGCAGTTGTGCCGTTGGGTGCTAACTGGCACACCATCTATGCAGTACAGGCTGCGAACCCGTGTTAAAAATGTTGTGTTCATGTGAACTCCTGTCTTGTTGAGCCTCCATGTTATGACGCATCAACAAAAAAAACATCGGTGTTTACCCCTATGTACAAGCAGGTCAACAATGATAACCTCGGCGGTATGACTACACCAGACCACCACGAAACTGTCGCAGCACAAGAGGTTTGCGTTACTGCAATCCAAGCTGTCAAACAGTACACTTTCGATCCCGGCGACTTTGAGGCAGCAACTGTTGCACTCTTGGCTCGGGCTATTGAACTCACCACCAAAAAGGAACTGACACTGTGCTACAAGCCAAAATCTTCTATCTAAATGAACTTGCAAATGGGCCTAAGAACCATCGAAACATCATGAAGCGATTGGCTCCGAAATTTAATGTATCTGCGACTGTAATCAGAGACACACTGGTTGCTGAAGGGTTTATTGTGCTGGTCAAAAAAGTCATGCAAAGCAATGGCAAAAACGCTTACTTCTACAAACTGACAGGCAAAGAGCTTGTTGCATCTGAGCAACAAGAGAACAGCCCAACATGGGAAGATGGCACAGCCAAGTCCAAAGGCAATGCGTTTGATTGGCGCAACAAAGAGCAGTCATTCATGTCTAAGCGTGACATTGTGATTGCTCAACAAAAGTACAACCACAACAATCCAATCACTATTTACAGCCGAGCGTAAGTGGTGGTATAGTTTGATGAAACCCGGCTACCGAGGAAGTCATGAGCCTCGGGAAAAGTGAACTCCCCACCTGCCGTGCGTTTCTTCCGGGAGATTTGCGGAGTTGCTTTAATGCACTATTACCAATTTAACATTGGCGACTACAAAAGCCATACCGAACATCTTTCTGAGATGGAAGATCTTACCTATCGGCGTTTGCTTGATTGGTACTACCTTCACGAAAGCCCAATCCCTTTGAATGAGTCTGAAATTGCAAGACAGATTCGTATGCGTTCGCATAGCGATTGCATTGCGGTCGTATTGCGAGAGTATTTTGAGCGCACTGAAGATGGTTGGATTCATCATCGTGCTAACAAGGAATTGGCAAAGGCTGGAGAGAAATCTAGCAAGGCAAGTCAGAGTGCAAAGGCTCGTTGGGACAAAAAGTCTAACAAAAACAAAGACTTAGTTGTTGATGCGAACGCATTGCGAACGCAATCCGAAGGCAATGCTACACATAACACAGAACACATTACACAAAACACAGAACACAAGAAAGAATTGACGCAGGGCAAGCCTGCTAAACCCAAGCGCAAGACTTCAATATCAGATGATTTTTCTGTTAGCCAGAGAGTCAAAGAGTGGGCTAAACAAAAAGGCTTTGACAAACTTGATGAGCATCTTGATGCTTTTACTCGAAAAGCCAAAATGAACGGATACCAATACCTTGATTGGGACTTGGCGTTTATGGAGGCTGTTCGGGAGGATTGGGCAAAGATTCGTGCAAAGCCTTCTTTTGCCCAACAAGCTGCTGACATTGCCCGAACAACAGTCCCTGCCCAACACTCTGGCCCTGACCCTGTGCTGCTCCAGATTGCGGCTGACAGACAAAAGGCTGTGCCAATGCCTGAACATATTCGTCAACAAATTAACCAAGTTTTGAGGAAAGCATGACACGCACATACGCTCTCAAAAAGTTGCTTGAACATGGCGAACTGTCCAGCAAAGAAATTGAAGAAATTACCTGCTGGACAACAAAGCAAGTTTGGGCCAGCATTCAGCGTCTGCAAAAAACAGACATTGTTCGCAAGTACCCCAAGATGAAGTGGGGCTTAATTAAACTTTGGCCTTACCCATGACACGCAGACAGATTCAAGACTCTGGCGACAGGTACATGATTGAGTTGGGCGAAGCAAGAGTGCTGCTTTGCACCTACCAAGTGACCAAGCAAAAAGTTCTGACGCAAGCCAGAATGGAATGGTTGGAAAAGCAATACGGTACGGGCGCTGTTGCTCGTATTCGTGGATACATGAAGAAATTACAAGACGGAGAATTGGAATGAACATTTGGCCCTTTCCCCCACCATCAGGCCCAATACCTTGGACACGCAAGCAAATTCAAGAGTACGAAAAGCAAAAACGTGAAAACGCAGGGGAGTCGCCTTTATGACATTTGAATTAATGTTTAGTGTTGAAGGCGATCCTGTTGGCAAACAAAGACCAAGGTTTTCCCGTGGACGCACATACACACCAAAGAAGACTGTGGACTATGAAAGCCTGATTGCCAGCAAAGCACTGTCTTCAATGTGCCCGGCAATACCCGTAGAAACGGCTGTAGCCATCTTTATTTGGATCAACCATGCAATCCCCGCCAGCTACTCCAAAAAGCGCAAGGAAGCCTGTTTAAATGGTTTGGAGTTTCCTAAGAAGCCTGACATTGATAACGTAGCAAAACTTTACTTGGATGCGATGAACGGCATCGTCTACAAAGATGATGTGCAGGTCGTTAAGTTGCGAGTGTCAAAACGCTACGACACAATTGCAAGCGTTCATGTTTTGGTCAGGGAAGAATTGCCATGATCCACTATCACGGTATGCCAATCACGCCAGCAACTGCTGCTGTCTCTGCCGTACAAGCTGGTCACGGCTTTGTATCTTTCCAACATCCTGACCAACTTGGCGTTGCCGTTGAAGTGTGTCAATCATTTGCTGTTGACAATGGGGCTTTCAGTGCTTGGAAAAGTGGCAATCCAAGAATTGATTGGTCTGACTTTTACGAATGGGCATTAATGTGCAAAAAGATGCCTAACTGTGACTTTGCCGTTATTCCTGATGTGATTGACGGGACTGAAGACGACAACAACGCTCTTGTTCGTGCTTGGCCTTTGGGTAACTTTTTTGGCGCACCTGTTTGGCATATGCACGAATCAATAAGCAGATTGACATGGTTAGCTCGGACGTTCCATCGTGTTTGCATTGGTTCTTCTGGTGAATTTGCAGAAATTGGCAATTCTTTGTGGTGGGGACGTATGGCAGAAGCAATGAATGCTGTTTGTCCTGATGGGTATCCAGTTTGCAAATTGCATGGTTTGCGTATGCTTGACCCTGAAGTGTTTACAAAGTTGCCTTTTGCATCTGCTGACAGCACAAACATTGGTCGAAACATAGGAATTGACAACAACTGGAAGAATGGAAACTACCCACCACCGACAAAAGAAGCAAGAGCAATGGTTATGAGACAAAGAATTGAATCTCATAACGCTGCTCAAAAATGGATTAAACAACCTATACAGGAAACTTTAATATGAAAACAGCAATCGCAATTTACGCTTTGGCAATGACTGCCGCCAATTTGTCAATCTCACATTTCGGCCCTTGGGTATCTCCAATAAATTCATTTTTGTTTATTGGTCTTGATTTGGCTTTGCGCGATCTGTTGCATCAAAAGCTAAAAGCATGGCAAATGGGTGGTTTGATTGTTAGCACTGGCTTGCTGACATATTTGCTAAACCCTGCTGCTGGAATGATTGCAATTGCTTCTGCTGTGTCATTTACTGCCGCATCTGTTGTTGATTGGGCTGTGTTTGCAAAACTTACTGGAACATGGATTAAACGAGCAAACGGTAGCAACATTGCTGGTGCTGCTGTAGACAGTCTTGTTTTCCCAACATTGGCTTTTGGTGTGTTGATGCCGCAAATAGTCGCAATGCAATTTGCTGCAAAAGTTTCTGGTGGTGCTTTTTGGGCTTATGTAATTTCAAAGGTAAAACGTGACACCTGACATGAAAAGCCGGGATCAAGAAAAGCTGTACCACAGCATCATTGGTCAGATTGCCAAGCAAGCCATGTTGCATGGATGCAAGTGGAATGCTGAAAGCTGGAAAAGATTCTGCATAGATCAATGGGCGCACGAAAGTGGCGAGATGAAAACCATCAGCAAGGTAATGCCAAGCATTGATGGCGAACGCATCGTCCAGCTAGGCCACCAAAGCAGACGGTTCACCAAAGAGCAAGCCATCAGCTTTACCGAGTGGTTGCTGTATTGGGCCAACACTAATGGAGTCACGATTGAAGAACGCAGAGAAGAAGCATAAACAGGCCGTGGCAAGCCTTGGCTGTGCGCTGTGTCATCACTTGCATGGCGACCATGACCCGGCTCCTGTGGAACTCCATCACCTGAGAGCAGGAGGCTGGGGAAAAGGTGACTACAAGACACTTATTCCGTTATGCGTAGAACATCACCGTGGCAATAAGGGTTTCCACGGGCTTGGAAGCAAAGGTTTTGTTGACTACTATGACATCACTCAGCAAGAACTGCTTGAGTGGACACTAAACAAGATAGGACAAACATGAACTACACAGCCATTGCAGCGGCTATGAGAGCCGAAATTGAAGACAGCCAAAAGTTGTATATGCCCAACAGCCCCGGCGCATATGTGCGTGACAGACTGTTTAAAGAATGCTTGTGGGAAGAAGCAGCCTATTTCTGGGGATGCTATTGCAGCCGCACATTCAACAGCCACGAATTGCACGAATTGTTTGTGGAGCTTGAAGCACTTGCCGCGAAAGAAAAGATGCCTGATTGGGGGACAAAAGGAACATGACTTGCCAACATAAATGGGAAGAAGTCCCTGAAAAACCTTTGTATGTATGCGTTCGCTGTGGCGCTTTTCTTAGGATTATCAAATGAACTGTTGTGATGAATACGGTAACTGTCAGCAAGGCAGAGATTGCCCGATACGCAAGCAATTGGAAAACGAAAAGCCAACCCCGGCTGATGGGCAATTGGTATGGGCTGTGTTGGGATTCATTGTCCTGATGCTTGGGCTGTTGACATTGAGGAGTTGTTTATGACCACACAACTTGTTCGTTCGTCCATGAAGCTGATGGCTGACGCTGGAGTCGATATTGTTGACATGAAATGGTTTGACATGACTGGTGCAGTTGGGGATAAGCAAAAAGCCAATCTTGATCCGGTGATGACGCATAGACCGCCTTTCGGTAAATGTTTTGTTGCGTGGCAGGGAAAGACAAGTCACCACCCAAGCTACGAGGTTTTGATGCTGGTGGCGGGAGAAGACCCAGATGAGGGTATTTCTGTGTCCATGTGGAAAGGCCCCTCTGGAACACGCTTGCGCCCTATTCCTGCAATGTTTTACTTCATTGAAGGTGACGAGATTCGTTATGGTTCTGTAAACGAAGATGAGCCTGTAGACAAAGAACTTGCTGAATTAATGCTGGCGCAGCTTGGAGCTTGGTATAGCGGAATGGATCGTCGTATGGAGGCATACATCCCATCAGTGCGCGACACGTTCACCAACCGCCGCAAGATTCAGCAAGGGAAATTGCCAACCTACGACTGGACAACGGTCTGGATTGAGCCAGCCAAGCCTCGATCAGAGGGCAAGGGGGGCACACACGCATCCCCTCGCTTGCATGACCGCCGTGGTCATTTTCGGAGGCTTGCAAGCGGAAAAAATGTTTGGGTCAAGTCCTGCAAGGTGGGTGACGCCGGTAGGGGTGCGATATTTCACGACTACGCTATCAAGGAGAAACCATGACCAAAGACGAAGCACTCGACTTGGCGCTGGAGGCGTTGGAATACATTCACGAAGGCGCCAACAATCAAGGGCCGCACACAGGCATTTCATGGCGTTGCGTAGCTGTTAAAGCTGAACCTGCCATCAGGGCCATCAAGCAAGCCCGTTCAGCACCCGTGCAGCCAATGGCCCACATCGTGGGTGAGATTGACCACGCTGGCAAAGTGTGGAAGCCAGCAC